GCAGTTGCAATCAGTGAGAATGCTGTGCCGCCACCTGATGCCGCACTGTGTACGTCTACCGTAATGTCACAAGCATTCGTGCCATCTACGTTTGCAACTTGGATCATGTTCACTTTTAAAACATTATCGCTTGATGCCGCGTTGTTTAAGATCGTTGTCTGTGATGTTGATGAAAGCGCAAACTGGTCTGTCTTACCCAGTATTGAGCTTACATTTACAATATTTGGTGCAGCCATATTCTAGCCTCCTTTACCCAAAAACAATAGCCATAGCTATGGCCTTACCTGTTCCAATTCCAGCACTTCCGAAAGAGATAGTGCCACTTCCATTTGTAACTAACGCTTGCCCGTTTGTCCCATCTGATGTGGGGAGGGTAAGAGCCGTTACAAAAGACTGTAGGTTTGCGTCATATGCCAGAACATTTGACCCAATCGCAACTCCTAAGTTTGTTCTTGATGTCGATGCATTTGCAACATCTGATAGATTATTTGCTGCAAGCAATGCTCCTGATAGGGGCAGAGAAGCGCCTAGATCAACAACCGCTGCCCCTGATCCTGCACCGTCACAGTAAATTATAGCTGCTGCGCCGTTCGCTACGGTTACATTTGCACCAGATCCCTGTGAGAATATAGCCGACTGACCTGAGTTATTTTTAACAAAGTACATCCGCTTTGCGTCATTGGGAGCTACCGTTATGGTGTTTGTCCCAGAAGGTGAGCCGCCTAGAAGCAAAACATGATACTGTCCATCTGATGCAGAACCATCTGATGTAGTCAGTGTATGCGTTGTTCCTGAGAGTGTAATGTCTCCAACACCCGCTGAAATGCGGTCTATGATATCGAAGTTTGTATTAGTTGACGTACCCCACGTTCCAGATTCGTCACCTGTGGCAATCTTCTTGATGCCGCTGTTTGTTGTATAGGTTGCCATATTTCCTTACCTTTACGCTGCTTCGCCTATCGTTGTCCAAGTTGTTCCTGGGCTTGGTGTTTCCTCTGTCCATGTGCTGCCTGGATTAGGACCGACACTTGACCAAGAAGTACCCGGTGCGGGAACTATTGTTTCGTAAACTACCACAGAACCTACTAATGCGCTAGTGCTAACACCAGTAACCTCTGCTTTACTAATTGTAGCCACGGTCACTGTACCTACAGAACCTGTTGCAATCAAGTTGTCTGATGACAACGGAACGACTTGTGATGTTAATACTGTAACAGGCCCAACTGTTCCTGTTCCTTCAATTCCCGTCACCGCAACGTTTGGTGCCGTACCGATTATAGTCGGTTCAGTTACACCGCCAGTAGCTGCGACACCCGTTGGAGTAACGTCGATACCCACACCTTCACTGATCGTGACAGAACCTACATCGCCAGTAGCTGCAATACCTGTAGGCGGTACGTTCACACCGATAATAATGCTTGTGCCAGATCCAACCGCAGATGTAGCTGATAGTCCTGAAACAACAACGTCAATACCGCCACCCTGAACAACTGTGGCAGTGCCTACAAAGCCCTGACCCTGTAAACCTGTGACAGGAACATTTTGTTCTGTAACAAGGGTGACTTGTCCTATGCCACCTGTAGCCGCAAGGCCCGTAAGATTTACAGTGTTATTACCCTGTACAGTAACGCTACCAACACTTGCGGTAGCACCTAGTCCCGTGACAGATGTGGATATATCCTCTCGAACAACAGCAGTACCAACCTGACCTTGCATTGCTGCAACGGTAGATTTCTCACCACCCCAAGAGGTTTCACCCCAAGTTAACTCACCCCAACCGTTAAGAGTGTGACCAACACGAACAGGGACCGCTTCATTCCAAGCGCCCTCGCCCCATTCTCCGCGTCCCCAACCTGTGATGTTTGTCACGGGTAGACTGCCTTACGCGATACGAATAATCGCGCTACTTGCGTCAGCCGTTGGAAATACAACCTGAAAGTCACCAGATGTAGAAGACTTGTTAGACCCAAAGTCTAAGACAACAACTGTGTCAGTCGTTCCTGATCCGCCACCTGTGGTAGTATTGTAGATCAAAGCACCACGAGCCGTTATTGTTGCAGAGGTATATGTCTTATCTGCAAAGTCTGTAAGAGCAGTCGTACCAGAAGTTGTAGGTGTTACGTTGGTTAACGCTCCTCCACCCGCGCTATACGACCCAGAGTTACCCACTTCGTTTGATGAAGTATATGCTGTAGTGGCAGCATTAAACGAAGCGTTGTTGTCATACAAAGCTAGTTTAAACGTGTCGCCACTTCCATTTGTAAAGTTGTGACTACCTACAAGCAACTCTTGCTTAAAAGAAGTACACATAAAGTTTCCAGAAAAGGCCATATTAAAGTCTCCTTATAAGTTCAGCCAGTTGGGGATGACCCGCATCTTTGATTGCATTATACACTGTTGTGCGGTCACTACGAATAGCCTGTCTCATATAATATGCAACAAGCTTCTCAACATGCTTTGAGAAAGCATGAGCTTGATCTCTGATACCCGGATGGGCATTTTCAGAAACCGAAATAATCTTTTCTACACATTGTTCAGCCAACTCTTCAGGGGTAAACCCTCTGTTTTCTGTGGTTCTTACGCCTACAATCTGTTCATGTTGTGGTACGCTTACGTCTATTTTAAACATTATGTTTTTGCCCTTATTACTTTTCCTGTGCGGTATTCATCTGTTGTTTCTTTTGCTTCCCCAAGCATTTTTACACCAGTAATAGCTTCCTGAAACCTTCCGGCATACATCCCCATAACATCCTGTTCACCCTTCATGTATATGTACGCTTCAATTAAGGCTCCATACAACATAGCCATCTCAGCATTTTCACTCAGCCAAGTGGTTCCACTACCAGATCCGGCAGTCAAACTTGTAGGACGATAAAAGTAATGAAGCTCTGCGGTAAACGTAGTGTTTGGGGTTGGAGCTAAGATAAAATTGTCCACATCAAAGACAGCGTAGTATCGAGGGGATCCCGTAGTTGTAGCATCTGGAGTATAAGTTTGTATAAAACTGGGATCTTTGAAATCTATAAAGAACTTGTCTCCATCTGTTCCTGCAAGGCTGAGAGAGAATGGAGCCAAGAAATCTCCAGGGCAAGCTAAAAATTTATTACTAGCTGTTGTAGAAGCTGTCGCATTTTTACGGAACAAACTAAGCTGCACGTTTTTCAGTATTCTTTCTTCAGCTTGTCGTATAAACAAGGGAAGATTGTTTACGAAAGAAGTCTCATCATTCTCCGTATAATCTTGTATAGCTGTTTTAAGTTGATCGTATGTAAAACTCATGGCGTGTTAATCTGGCCTCCCATATTTGGATGGTTCTGGCAGTAATAATACAAGGTTGGCGCACTAGCCGCTACAGTTATTTGAGTTGTATATGCACTGTCATCTTTTACAACTCCTGTTGTATACTCTGAACCACCACCATGTGTGCCATCTGATGTAGTTGAAAACCTTAATGGATGACTTGTTGCTGCTGACCAATTAAACACATATGTTTGACCCTCTGAAAGAGTGAGAGTAGCCTGTAAGACACCATCAATATAGTACCTGTTACCTGATCCAGGGTTAGCAACAGTAACTGTGAAAGTATCAGATATAACATTTGAAATGCTTCCAACCGTACCAGTAGCTGCAAGACCAGTGACGCTGACATTTACGTTAGCACTGGTAGTATTTACCGTTACAGAGCCAATTCCAGACGTTCCCGCTGAACCTGTAGCGTTTACAGTCTCGTTACCTGTATCTGATATGGTTACTGTAACAGTCCCAACCTCACCTTCAGCAACTAAATTATTTGGTGGCGTTACTCCTGGTATGTCCTGAAAACCAACAGGATTGTATCCATGTTGTATAGATCTTTGCTCTGTTAATTCGCTTTCTGGACGAGGATCACGTAGTGCTTGTGGATCTGGAAACGCTCTTGGCGGAAACAACTGTGGATGCTTTGGTTCAAACTCATCAGGACCGACCTTCGCGCCAGTCCACTCCGTCTTCATCTCACGAAGACGGTAACGGCGACCTGACCGATCCGATATACCATAAGCATGTTTACCACTAGCGTATGCCATTACACCCTCAGATAACTCAAGCTAGGCTGCAACTTTAAAGGTGTTCGACCTTGATCCTCGTCTGCTGCACGTTGAAACTCTTCTTCGTATACTGACTTCAACATCTGTATACGATCTGGTGCCCGTTTCATGGACATGTAGTATGCTAACCCCGCCACCATACAAGGAAAAAAACGAAAAGGCATATCAGTAGTATTAACAAGAGTGTCTGCATCTTCGATCCTACGAACATAATAATAACGAATTTGATCAGTGGAGTTTTCAGGAGTAGACCATAAATACATCACAGGAGTAATCTGCCTGTCTAAATAATATTGACTAGGTCTACCCTGAGTTGACTTGTTTGGAAGTGTTGCATAATCACCACGACTTATTCTCTGTATTTCAAAATCTGTGTTGTTACGTCTAACCACAACATCCAATAAGTCAACGACATCAGCAGCTAAACTGTAAGAGGATGTCCCTTGAGTAACAGTAAAGTTTGCTTCTTTAACAGTCCACAAATTAAGTCCACGGTTAGCCCAGTCAGCAAACATCAGGTTCATAGACCTACGTGCTGTCTTAGCATCGTAGCCCGTGCGAACCTCTAGTCCGCATCTTTCGTATGCTTCTTCAATTACCTCTGCTACATCGAGGTTGAAGTCTCTTGATCCTGATGTCGTCATTTCATCAACTCATTTTTGGTTTCTGATTTGTTTTAACCATAACACACCCACCGTTTTTGTAGCCCATACGAGCAGCAACTTCTGGTGCTTTCTTTTTCAAGGCTCTTATGCCTGCCCCTTTTTTACCTTCAGGTATCTGTTTCTTCTGTTCCATCATTATCCTCTTGATTATAAAGGTTGTCGAAAACTCTATTGACATCTAGTGTATAGTCTAAATCACTTTTTGAATAGTGTATATGTTGTGAGGGTCTAAAGTCTGGTGCCCCTTCACCCACTGCAAACCAAGCAGGATGTGTCACCCTTACCCGATTATTCGGTAATGCTACTATGTTCCCTGTCCACTCTCCTGCATCTAACAGTTGCATCACATGGCTTTGTTTGTGTTGTGCAGGATCATCCGCAATCTCACTGTCAGTGTAATCTACAGTGAACAAATACTTTGCAGGAAACATCTCACCATTTATCTTAGCCAACCAAGGACATGGTGTAGCTCTGTCTAATGTATATACTGCATGATGGTGTGAAGAGCAGTCCCAAGGCTGCGCATCGTGTGTTGCCATAGGTTCAGGCCACTCCTCAAGTGGAATGTCTGCAACCAGTGCTGTGATAGGCATCCTTGCCCACATTGCACCACCATGGACGGTATCTTCTTCTTCATCCTCTGCTTCACAACCAGTAAAGATAACTTGAAAACTAAGAGACCGATTTGGAATTGTAGTTACAGCAACAACCATAGCATGTAGAAATTCGCCGTGATACTTCTCATGATTGTGAGTGTATTCACGACGAACCCATGTTTTGAAATAAGGAATGTTACTTTGTAAGTATGGCATTCTAGTTAGAAGATCCTTACAGGCTTCATCCCTTGAGCCATAAGACCACCTGCATTTGATCCTTTAGCTTTAACCTTACCACCGTTCTTCATTCCCTTTGGCTTGACCTTACCGCCCATCTTCATTCCCTTTGGCTTGACCTTACCACCGTTCTTCATTCCTTTGGGCTTGACCTTACCGCCCATCTTCATTCCTTTGGGTTTTATTTTGCCACCGTTACGATAGCCTTTTTTCTTCATAGCCATGTGAGTTCTCCTTTCAAAACACTCTTACCAA